ATTAGAGTTCAAGCAACGACACCTAATCAACTACTTAATAATCCTAAACACAAAGAAGACTTGCGTCAGCTTTTCTTGCTTGATGCGAGTGACTATAATCAATCTTTGTCTTTAACCGATTATAAAGGTACGTCCCTTGTTGGTAAACAAGAGTCTAGACGAAGGGTTGGTAATCAGTTTGATGAACGAAACTTTAGCGCAGATCCTATTACAGGTGAAGTGCGTAACAATAATATTTATGATCCTGATTTTAATCTGTATCAAGAACGTCTTGATTTTATGCGTAATTCTAAACTGCTTTCTTCAGAGCAAAAGAGCTTTATTGAAAATGCAGTAGCAGGTCTAGATGATAAGATTTCAGTAAATCAACAAACAGTTATGATTGAAAACCTTCGTGTTGTTTTCGAACGTTATGCTAAAGATAAAATGAAGTGGGGCGATCTTACTTCTGTTATTCGTGCTGAGAATAGGTTTGCTGTACAGAACGTTTCACGACTTCTAGATACACGTTCTCGGCAACGTGTGGATACCTTCTCTAAGTATCTAACAGACTCTAAAACAGATATGCCTAAAATTCAGATTATGGGTAAATACTATGATCTTGATCAGCTAAACGAAATGTATCTAAAAGACACTCGTTTTGTAGACGCTTGGGAAAGTACTGCAGGTGTTAATCTTGCTAGGAAAGCTTTCTTTAAAGGCCGTGCGCCTATTATTAACTATTTTAGGCCAATTCTTGATCAGCTACCTGATCGTAAGACTTACATCGATCGTTTGTTATTAAGAGATACCTTGCTTTACAAGCGTTATAAACAATTTAAAAGCTTGTTTAAAGACAAAGAACCAACTGATGACTGGTGGATTCGTAACACTGCAAGAGGTCGGGAAACTATTCGTAGTATTTTGGATTTAGAGTTCTTGAACCTTCGGAAGAAACCTACTACTATTGTTATGAATGACAAAGGAACTAAAGCATTAACTAGCGCAGCTAAACTTGTTGCATCAGGAGACGCTACTGACTATGACACACTTGCTATTAACATCGGAAAGATGCTTAGTAAGGAGTTTGAAGACTTAATTCCATTTATGAAGAATGACTTAAAATCTTATCACAAAGAGGGATCTAAATTCCTTGACTTTATGAAAGATCAAGGTCTTATTCGTATTCAATTTCGAGGTAAAACTCGAAGAGGTGTTATTGATGTAGAAACAGGTCGTGCAGGAGGTGCATGGGGTGATACTATTAGCCGAGAAGTTACAGTTATCAATAAAGATATGCTTAAGCTTCAAGAGGCAAGTCGCCGTATGACTATTGCTCGTCGTTTAGGAAACGTTTCAGATCGTGATCGTCTTTATGTTAAGGCAGGTAAGAAAACTTACTTTGATGCTAGAGGTAAAGACACGGGTGTTCCTATTGTGTCTCGTGATAAATTTCCTGATTATGATCCTAAACAGATTGACTCTGAAATGGCTAATATGATGAATCATGTGATGAATGTCGAATATAGCGTAGACAAAGAGTTCTTTGGTTTTATGGATGACATTGTTAGGTTTAGAGACCCTCGTGGTAACTCTAAATACTACGACAGTATCAATGAGCTGCGGCATGAAATTCTTAACCGTGGTGAAGCAGGTTATGGTCTTATGGCTACAGCTAAATATCATGCTATTCGTGGCAAGAATTTTAAGACATATGCCTTTATCGATTCTCGTGGTCGTGTTTATCATCGTGGATATCTGACACCGACAGGTGGTGAGCTAGTCCGTCCTTTCCTAAACTCAGGTAAAGCTGTTAATATCGATGCGGCTGCTGTGTATGAACTTCGTACTCAAATTGGTGCTTTAATAGGTCCAGGTACAGAGGCACTTACTCAAGCTGGACGTCAAGCAATCTTTGGTCGTAATAGAGAGAAGATTCTTGATTTAGGTAATCTGATGATGCAAACAACTCAAAGAGATCGTAGACTTCGTGAGTTTCTTGAACACCCTCTTATTAGAGGCTTAGAAGGTCCAGAAGTACCAAAGATGGCTCGTATGGCACTTGAGTACGCTCGTATTCATAAGCATGTAGATGGTGATTTTAATAACCTTAAAAAGCTTAACACATACAAAACTCAGCTTATGATTGAGAACGATGCGTCGTCATCAGGTGCTCAAATTATTGGATTGTCTACGGGCGATAGGGCTATTTCGGAAGCTTCTAATGTTCTTGCAACTACTCAGAAGAACCGTTTGTATGACCTTGTTGCTATGGATACTGTTAACGATCCAGAATTTTTGAAAATACCTGCCCTTAGAGATGCTAACCTAACTTGGGAAGATCTTGCTAAAGGTGCTAAGGCGCAAAACATGGTAAGCTTCTACGGTGCTGGCGATGCAACTAAAACCGCCAACGTAGCAGGTAAGCTGTCTAAAGTTCTTGAAGGTAAAGGTTATGTAACCGTTACTAAAGCTAATTTAAGTGAACAGCTTAGAATTATTGATGGTAAGATTAAAATTGCTCAAAAGCTTGATGCAGAAACTTCTGTAAAAGAGCTTCAGTCTTTCAGAGCAGAACTTGTTGATCTTATCAATAACAATGAACCTGCTGGTAGTACGCTTATGAAACAAGCTATTGAAGTTCATCCTGATACTGCTGCTTTTGTTGAAAAGCTTATGAACTCTCGAAAGGGCATTATTGGCCCTAAAGAGTTTGCAGAAGTATCTCGGATTATGTCTAAGAACCTTGCTGCTCGTGCGCCTGTTACAGATCAGTTTATTAACTTCTGGAAAGATGTGGCTAAGGCTTATGTAACAGAAACACAAAAGGTTGATATTCCGTGGGTTACATTCGACGGTAAAGTTATGATGCAACGGTATAGACCCCGTTTGCAAGAACGTATTGAGTTTACTGACCCTGTTACGGGTCGTAAAGTATCTAACATCTATGAGGCAAAAGCTGAAGACGGAAAACTTCTTGGGAAGTCTTCTTTGAATGACGCTCGTATTGGCCTAGGTGTTAATGGAAACCATAGTAACGATGCTGTTATTGTTAGACGATTCCACTTGTGGGGACGTAAAAACGGTATTGGTACTGCAACAATTCATGACGCATTCTTCACTAATATTGGAGATGCTATGAAGGCAAAGGACGCTCTTAGAACCATCTATGCAGATGCTCTTGGGGGCGATACTATAAGACGCACCTTGCAAGAAATGCGCAAGCAAGGCATGTCTTATAATACTTACTTAAAGCTTCTTGATGAAGCTAAGAGGAGAGGCTTAATTGACCCTCCAAATAAAATTACACGCCGTGACATTCTAGCTCCTATCGCTGATGGGTTTGACTGGTACGGTATTGGTCCATAGTTATTTGTAATAGCCTATGAACTATAAAACAGAAAAATAGCTTACAAGCTATAAACAACTTTTAACGACTCTGTGAGTCAATACAAATTAACATTATAACTCAAGCTGTGCTTGAAAGGAAAAAACATGAGTGAAGATAATCAAATCAATGAAGAAGTAGAAAATGAGCTCAATGAAGCTAATGAACAAGAAAATGTTCAAGAGGAAACCAAAGAACAAGAACAAGAACTTGATCCGATTGAACAGGCCGTACAAGAACGACTAGCTAAAATGAAAGCTAATATGGATCGTATGGCAAAAGAACGTGATGAAGCTCTAAAACTTAAGGCTGAAATTGAACAAGCCCGTAAAGAAGAGCAGATTAAACGTCTTGAGGAAGAAGGTAAAATGCAAGAAGCCCTTGAAATGAAATTGGCAGAAGCACAAGCAAAACTTCGTGTATTCGAAGAAGCTAATACCAAACTTACTCGTGACAACGTTGTAAATTCCGCTCTTGCAGGGTTGGAATTCCGTAACGATCGCAGTCGAGATATGGCTCGCCGTGATATCGTTGAGCAACTTGTTCAAAACGAAAATGGTGCTTGGGTTCATCAATCAGGTACTACTATTCAAGATTTCATCATTTCTTACTCTAAGAATGAAGACAACTCTTTCCTGTTCCGTGCTAAATCAAATACGGGTGCAGGAAATGGTGCTCCTAACGGCGCTCCTGCAATGAATCAAAAGAAATCTCTTGCAGAACTGTCTACTCAGGAAGTGCTTAATTTGGCGGCTAAAGGCCAGCTAGGTAACTTTAATATCTAATAGTTATAAATAAGGAATAAAATCATGGCTATTACAAATACAGATTTTCAAAACATTGCTCTGGCAATTTCGGCTTACTCTGACGAAGCCTACACAACTGAAAAGAAACTGAACTCGACTGGTATCGTTGCTGCTGATCAGCGCATTGACGCTTCGGGTGAATCGTTCATTGGTCAGTTCCGTTGGTACAAACCGCTGAACGCAAACATCAACATCGCTTCGTTGAACACAGCTGCTAACGGTACTTACACCGATATCGCAACTGACGTTGCTAACTTCGTGAAGACAGTTCGTACCTTCGGTGCAGAGCAAGTCAACATGCAAGAAGTTATCTCGAAGCAAAACGGTCTGGCCAAAATTGGTCGTGACTTTGCTGAAGTTCGCGCACAAGACGAGCATAACGCTCTTTTGTCGGTTCTGAAGGGTGTTGCTTCTGCTGAAGTCGCTCGTGGCGATGCAGGTGGTGCAGGTAACGGCGGTCTGGTTAGCTTCGATACTGACGCTGACGCTGCTGCAACTGGTATGTTCGTTGACATCAACGCTGAAGGTGAATTCGGTGCTGCTGCAACTGGTTCTGTAGACGCTCGTCGTCTGTTCGACTCGTCTGCTATTGGTGCTGCTCGTGGTGAGCGTCTGTTCAAAGCTATTGGTATGGCTTTCAAAGACTACGAACCCGATTACATGTATCTGGTAACTTCTCCTGAAGTTATGGCAGAAATGCGTGCTGCTAACCTTGTTGACCAAACTATGGTCACAGATGGCAACCTTGAGTTCTCGACAATCTTCGGCGGCAAATTCCGTCTGGTGATGACTCGCGCTCAACAGCGTATTGCTGGTGAAGCTGCTGGCGATCTGAACACTCAGTCCGCAAAATGCACTTTCGTTGTGAAGCCTGGCTCGGTAGCTGCTGCTGCTGTTGGCGTTCCGACTCCTGTTGAAGTCGATCGCGTTGCTGCTTCTTACAACGGTGGTGGTTCGACTAACGTTTGGTACCGTTATGGCTTCGTAATGCATCCAATGGGTTACGATTGGGCTGGCTCAACTACTGCTTTCGTTTCGAACGCTGGTCTGGGTACTGCTGCTTCGTGGAACCGTAAAATGGACGCACTGAACTTGGGTATCCTGCCTATCTTCCACGCCTAATAATTTAGGAGGGACTAATGGCACTAGTTCTAAATACTAACAGCTATGTGACTTTAGATGAGGCTGAACTATACTTTGAAACTCGCATCGACAGTGCTAACTGGTTTAACTCTGAAGATGAGATTAAAGAACAGGCATTGGTTACTGCAACACAGATTGTAGACAATCATGCTTGGATTGGCTCGGCTATTAGTCCTTCCCAAGCTCTTGCGTGGCCTCGTAAGAATGCAATCTACAATGACCCTCGTTTGGGCCTTACTGTATCTGTTGCTGAAAACGAGATTCCACAACAGGTTAAAGTTGCTGTTTATGAACAAGCACTGCATTTGATTGATAATGAGGATCTTCTTTCTGGTACTACTCAAACTTTTGAAAGTATCAAAATTGGCTCAATTGCTATTGAAGATAAAAACTCAGATACCACTAAAACTCCTATGAAAGCAAAGCTAGTAGTTTCGACTATTAAGCCTTTGCTTCGTAGCAGTGGTACTAGCCTAACATGGTGGAGGGCTAACTAATGTCAATTTCTGCGCGAGTAGCTAATGCTGTAAATAAAGCTTTTATTGCAGCAGGTGATCTTGTTAAAAGTGCAGAATTACAATCAAAAGCAGTTTCTAGTTTTGACTTTCAAACAGGTGAAACTAAAAGCGTAACCCAGAAAGTTACAGTTGATGTAATCATTCAATCAACTGAAAAACCGTCTGGCGAAGGTTTTACTAAAACCGCGCTTATGAAGTCAGGTCTAGATCTTAGCGTTTACGACTCTATTATTATTGATGGTAAACGCCATAACATTGTAGACTATGATGATAATGGCTTTACTATTACAGTAATTATTGTTAAGGAGAGGTAAAATGTTTGAGACTATTCTCACAGACATTCAGTCTGTTTTTGCCTCTGCGGATTGGACTTCAAAGCAGATTGCAATATACCCTGATAACTATCAAGGTACTATTGTAAATCCTGACGAATATTTGCGTATGAACATTATACCCGCAGATAGCAACAACTATGCCTATGAAGGTAGGAAAGTTGTTAGCGGTGTAATGTTTATTAAGATTTTCGTTAAAGCAGGTGAAGGTCAAAAACGCATTATGAAAATTGCGGATGAACTTGATTCTGTTCTTCAAAACAAAACTTTAACTAATAAAACACAGCTTGGGACTTCCTTTGTTACAATGGAAGGGCTTGACCCATCTAATCAATCGCTTTATAGCGCAAGATACACTATACCATTTAAGAAATACGGAGAATAACAAATGGCACACATTTCGACACTTGGCGCAGGTATTTATACATACCTTGACCTTTTCAAAGGGACCATCCCTGCTGGCACCGATACCGCTTCGGAAATCGCTGCTCTGTTCGTTGGTTCGACACCTGGCACGGCTGATGCAGATCACGTCCGTATGCCTTCTGTTCGCGAATTCCCTTCTGTAGGTACTCCTGCGAACATCGTTAACGTTCCTGTTTACGGCCAAGCAACCTCTTCGCAGGTGCAAGGTCAGTCGGACGCCCCGACTCTGGAAGTTACTGTTAACTACATCGCTGCTGACATGCAAGCAATTCACGCTCTTGTCGGTCAACAGGTTGCGTTCCGCTTCATGATGGCTGCTGGCCCCGTCACTAAAGACGAAGGTGCAGACGTTACTCTGGCAGTTGAAAACACTGAATTCTACTTCGTCGGTAAGATCGAAGCTATTCTGGTGAACCCTGCTCTGACAGACGCAACTACTGCAACCGTTACGTTGTCGGCTCAAACCGACTTCTTCGGTCCTGCGACTATCTAAGCTAGTTTTGGGGGAGATCTTTAGAGGTTTCCCCCTCATCCATAAAAAGAAGTATTACATGACAGATAAACCATTTAGTAAAAGCTTTGTTATGCGTACG